GTAGTTCCAACAGTACCATTTTCTAAATCAAAATAAACAGCATTGGTTGTAGTACCAGTATCTGCAAGGACTAAATAATTAGCAGTTTTTTTCTTTGCAAATACAGACCAAGAATTATCGCCACTTATAGATATACCAGTTCTATAAACTCCACCCCCATTAGTTTCTCCATTAGAAATTTCTAAAGTGTAAGCATTTAATGTACCATCTGGAGATACAACATCTGCAATATAAGGAGTTTCTATTCTTGAAATATTCCAATAAGCATTTGAAAATTCTTCTGACCTTTGAAATATATTAGTCCTCTGCGGTTCAAGTAAAAGATGCGGACACCCTACAACCTCTCCATCTAACAATGAATAGTTAAGTCTGTTCTCTCCACTTGCTACTTGTTCTATTAGCCCTTGTGCGTTTATTCTTGTAGCCGTACTTGCTCTATCAAAGTCAAAATCCCCTACACTATCGTTTGGAAGTATAGAGTAAACCTTATCGCCAATAGTGGCTGGTATGTATGCTAAATTTGGTTTTGCCATTTTATTAATTGTTTAAATCTTTTAATGCAGTTGTATGTATCCAATCTGCTAAACATTTCTTTGCTTCTATTTGGTCTAATTCTGCTCTTACTACTTGTACTGATACGTTGTCTATTGAGCCTGCAAAAGTGCTATTTGCATTAAATCCTAAAACATCTTGATTTACAGAGGTTATGTAATAAGTATAGCGTCCACTTTCATTAATATCTGTATTATCACTTACACCTCCTAAAAAAACAGAAGTTATAAATCCAGAAGTTCGTATGACATCAAAAGTTAATTTATACAACTTATTTGTTTCAACTATATTAGACTGTAATAATATACCAGATGCACCAGATGTAAATACTGCCTTACCATCTTCTATACTCCAACCAGTTCCTAAAGTCCAATCACTATCAGTTGCAAAATCCCCATTAGTAACCAAATTAGGCTGCTCACTTGTAAGTAAATTTAACTGACTACCAAAAAAGTCTGGTCTTGCTTTTACTGTCCTTGCAGTATCTAAAGCTACACCCCACCAGCTTGTGTTATATATTTCTCCCCAACTCATTTATTTGTTTTTGTATTGTTTTAATAAATTACTAATATTAACTTTGTCGCTATTCTTTAAATACTCTTTCAACTTTATAATATTAGCCTCTTTAGGTTTGTATATGTTTACATCTTTCTTCATTATATATACCAGCCCCCTGTGTAATTAACATCTCTGTCAGGATGCATATCCTCATTACTGCTACTAGTATATTCTGGATACAAGTTAGAATAACTGCACATATAATCTAAGAACCTCTTAGTATAAAATTCAGCAGTATCATTCATTCTTTGTGCTAAATAAGTCATATCATCATGAGTAGCTGTTTCGCTATTCTCTGATATGTGCTTACCTACGCCTCCATTACTAATAGAGAACATCATATAAGGCAGTATCGTTGACTGAGTATACCATATAAGCATAGGCTTAATATAATCGTCTAATAACGTCTTATAATTAGTGTTATCTAGGTCTACAATATCACCACTAACAACTAACTGTTGCATCTTTTTGTATAACTTACCACCTAGATAATTCTGTATATGCAAGTCCTGAGCAACCTCAATGTATTGCACAATCTTGCTTGAGTCAACATTGCCTTCAATCATTGACCTTTTCTTTAAATCAGCTACGCTTATAAATAGTGCTTTTCTTGCCATTATTCCTCTTCGTCTTTAGGTTCAACTTGAGATTCCTCTAGAGACTCTTCTTCCTCAACTTGTGAGCTAAGTTTCTCTCCAGTTTCCTCTTCTCTTTTTACTTTAGTAGAGATATTGTCTAATTCTGTAAACTCAATAGGCTGTAGCGTTATAAAGTATAAGTCTAAGTCAATTCCATTAAAATTTAATATTTCCTGTAGAGCTTCTATAATACCATCCTGTAAAGGTCTTATAATAACGTTGTCCATAAGCACAGCAGCCGTTCTAAGCTCCTCTGCGTTGTTACCGAACCCTGTGTTATCTTTTATCCCTAAAAGTATAGGAGAAACGATGCCATGACCTAACATAATCTTTTCTCTAGCCTCATCAGACATAAACTGATACTGTGCGTGTGCATCAGGCAAGTGTATTGGCTCAATGTCTGCCTTAGTATCCTGAGACTCGTTAAACGCAATAATGAACTTACCAGCATTACTTGAACCACTAAACTTCTCGTATATCTTACGCTCTAAAGCAGCTTGAGTTTCTTCTGGAGGTGTACCGTTGTTAAAGTTGATTAACAAGCTAGGTTGTAGTCCATTCTTAATGTTGTTTATGTGATAATTAGAAACCTCTTGCTCTAGGTTACAATACTGTAAACATCCATTGTAATCTACAGGGGCATAATAATAAAAGCCGCTTCTGTATGGCTTTACAATATAAAGCTCGTTCTGTTGCTTTTTAGTTCCATTACCAAAGGTAGGTATTCTTTTTGGTTTATCAGTAGTCTTATAATCCTCCCACTTAGGGTGATAGTAATATGCTTTTATAATACCACTAGCATCACACTTCTCAGCTCTTAGAGTCTCCATAGGAAAGTGAGATACCTTTAATATTCTATTCTTTCTTTTATTGTATGTTACCTGTATAGCAGCTTGACCTAGCATTTTGTAATCGTGAGCAATACGCTTAACAGTCTTCTTGCTTAGTAGATTTCTCATCTCTAAATACTGCTCAGGCTTTTCTTGTCTATTTGTAGCCTCTAGTCCTCTACCAGCAATCATATCAACAATACCATTGATACAACGAGAGTTGGTAGGAGAACCCATATAATTATCTATAAGTAGCTTGAAATAGTTGTTATCTTCTCCATACTTAACCCAATCTTTATTGTACTGCTCTTGTACAACAGGGGTCTGGTATCCAGATAATTCTATTACTCTAATGTTTTTACTTTCCATTTTCTTTTATTGTGTTATAAATATAACAATTTCTCTAAAGGTTTATCCACTCTCTATCTGATATAAGACCAGTTGCTTTGTCTATCTCTAATAACAACCAAGGCTGCTCATTGAACTCTAGGTTGTTTACAAAGTCTTTCCAAGGTGAAAATACCCCTACTCCATATCTATCTTCATCGCTAGCACCAATAAGAGAGCTATCTCCATCCGTACTTACTAATTGCTTGTGAAATACATTCTGTACATTTAAAGGACCTATGTGACTGTACACTCTACTTCCTACAGAACCTAATACACCACCCTCTAAGTCTAAAACCTTTCTATATCTATCCCTGTTGTATGAGTTCCCATTAATAGAGAACTTAACAGTAGTATAATCTACACTCTGAGAGCCTCTATAGAAAACAGCGTCAGGGTCTGCTAGTTTAGCTTCTATCCAAGGCTTAACCGAAGATATCTTACCTGTAGGTCTAGTCTCATAAGGATTGGTAGTTATAGAGACAGAATACATCTCAGCTAACCTAACATAGTTAACTGAATCTACAGCCTCAACGTGAGTTACTATTCCATCAGTACATCTAACCAAAACCCAAACTCCTGATGAGTTTTTAGATATAAAATGATATCTGTCTATGTCGTTTGTTGTCGCATAAGTGTCTACATAGTTATCAGTAACAGAAGTGCCTGTAGCATCAGAATAAATACTCATACCTACAGTCCAATCAGATATAGAGTCCTCTTTGTAAACCGTTGTTTCAAATGCAGAGTTATCTAAGGAGTTCTCTTCTCTCATCTCAAGAAGAGTTACTGTATCACTAAATGCTTCGTCTCTTCCGTTTCTAAAGTGGAAATACTTAAAATCACCTACAGTTGGAGCGTAGCTTTCTAATGT